GTTCATGGAGAGTCGGGGGTGTCAAAGCCTGTTCAAAAAAACGACCACCCTTACGCAAATTGCAGAATTGACACAATACCTGCAAATTCTCCTCTAAGTCTGACCCACCCAATCGCTTTGGCACTATGTGATCGATGTGCATCTTGCCATCAGTCTCACCACACGATTGGCAGCAGTGTCCATCCCTTGCGAGTATGCGTTCACGTATGCGTCGCCATCCTTTGCGATCGCTATCCTTCCACGCCTTGCTCATCAGTAGTATCCATTCGCTTTGTGGAATCTCCACCCGTTGCACATCGAACCATATCGAACCTTGATGTATTTGATAGTTGCATCAATCTGACGATATGCATCCAAATTCCGGTAATGCTGTGATCGCATTTGTCCTAGTCCGTAATGACTTCCATTGACTGCATAAGGATTCCACCTGGATTCTTTGTGGATGATGTTTGATAAGCAAATGAATTGGTCATATTGAATAATGCGTGAGTGTGTGTATAACTTATATTGATCAACGTTTGATGCTGTTGCTGTTTGCATCTGTACTGAAATCAAGCCTATGCATAGGCATAACTGTGGCAATAGCCGAATACGCCTTAGCGAGCCATCCGCTTCAGCGGCTCGCTTTAAGCGAATCCAGCGTACCGATGACGTCAAGTACATTGCAAATATGTGGATAAGTTGAACGGGGCTTCGGCGTGTTGTCCACAAGTTATCCACAAGCGTCGCAATCCTTTGAATGATTTTTTACTGTCACCTGGAGTATCGTCACTGCGACATTTGGACGTCCATCCATCGTGAATACTTTGCCACATCCACACGTGAATTTGATTTCGCATCTCATTGATGACCCCATCCTTTGCCTTTGAAATGAATTGGGAATGATGTCCACACCCTTTCCATCGTCATCAAGCAATATGGGCATCCAGGTGGAGTGATCTCAGAATTGAAATCTGCTTTGACGCCTTTGATGTCACTGCATACCGGACATTTGAATTCATAGATTGGCATCTTGAACCTCGAATGATCGGATTCCCAATACGCCGCAGGATAAGCACTCGACGCAATGTACGTATGACGGCAAGTTGTCAGTGACTTTGACTATTTTGTGTTCGGTTGATTTTTTCTCGACGCGGCAATCAAGCCTGATAGTTTCTAGCATAAACACTCCGATTCAAATTCTCGATGGGATTCAAGTCTGTTGGATTGATCCAATATGAACCATCACCACGCTTTCGTGATGGACGACGTGCCATCCCAATGGGAATCCATCCGACGATGTAAAAGTTTGGTGAATTGCCAGTGACCAGCACCGCGATGTCATCTGCTCGATCCCGATCACGCAGGATCAGACATCCAGCCTTCCAGGGTGTGTGCTTTACTTCAAGATTCCACCCGACATCTGCCTGATTCTTGAATGTATTGACGGTTGGTTGCCATTCATCGATTTGAAAGTATTTTGCCACTGCATTTTCAGCGCCGATTGATTCAGCCATCCTTGCAATGTCCTGAAATAGATTCAGTTTCTGTACCGAATAATCCGTCAATCCTTCAGCACCGACGGCTCGATCAAATGCAGCTTTAGCGCACATCATTTCCTCATCGTGAGTTAGTTTGATTGGAATCATTTGCAGTCCAAGCAAAACCAAAGCATCGTCAATCCTTGTGCGCCGTCATATCGACCGTATTCAAGCGGTTTCCAGGTTTCGCATTTGTCACACCAATTTATCGAAATGGGATTTTGCTCTTTGATGACTGTTCCATCGATTTGATAGGTGGTTGTCTCACCGGTATTTAATTTGATGATCTGCATTTCACCCACGGCTATACCTGCGGCTTCCATTGACCATCAGATGCCAGGACGTACCAAAGCGGTGTGCATTGCGTTGCCTTTGTTTTTTCAACGCAGAAATATCCACCCCAATCCTTGCCTGGCTTATCTTTTGCCTTTTCTTTCCAAATGCGATGACCGTGGCTGCACTTTGGTGCTTCGGCGATTAATTCGCCACCCAATTTTGCTTTGATGTCATCGATGGCGCTTGATGCTGTATAAATTCCATCCTCACCAAATGGCTTTGACCAGGGATCATCCTCAACGAACGCCTTTGGCAGTGTCTCCACCTGTTCCATCGATTCACGGGATGGCTTTGTCTCTGTTCCCAAAATCACGCTTGCGCACCGCCCTATGGCACTGCTGACCGTATCCTCGACGTACCAGCGTTTCATTTGGATGTTATATGCCCCGACCATTCCGTGCGCATAATCGATCGCTGCTGGCTTCTCATCCTCATAGTGACGATATATGCGGCACTCGATCAGAATGTATCCCTTTTCAGGATTCCAATCGATGATCGATGTCTCGATGCGGTTTGTCGGAAATGTTGCGTGTAGGCGAATGACTTTCTGATTGACCGTTTCGTATCCGTCCAGGAATGACATTATTTGATCCCCTTACGTCCAGCGATCTTGCCCCTGATAAATCCTTCGACCCGTCCTGTTTTGTAACCTAGTGAGTAGCCGCCCATAAATCCGACCAGTACGCCGAATAGCAGCCACATCGCTGTTTCATTGAATGTGTACATTTTATTACTCCCGATGGGAGATTGTTTGGATTCTCCCTACGGATAAGATGACGCATCGGACTGACATTTGCAAGGATTCCGCGTGGAATTCGGCGTGTCTAAGCCTTCGGGTGATCCTTTAGATGCTCGATCAGCAGGGTACGAATCTCACGCACATCCGTACGGATGCCATCGGCAAATCCGTTGCTGACTGGTCGGGAATTCTTTTCAGCCTTAGCCGCGAACAATGCAGCAATGGCGGAAATGGTGGCAGCGGCAATCAGTCCGATCGCTGTGATTGCTTCGGTCATTTGGCATTGACGCCAAAATCAGAATCCTTTGGATTCAAATATCTCAAAATGACCGGTACGACTGCTGATGCGCCAGCCATCAAAATTGCTTTTGGATCAGAAACTCCAGCCATAAACACGGCTAGTCCAGCGGCTATGAATGAACGCAACCAAGATGCGCCAAGTGCTTTCCATTGATTCATTTTGTTTGCCCTAACTTTTCGATCAACGCAGCGGCTTTCGCTGGCGTCAAAGTAATTTCAAAGTGCATTTCATCCTTACGGGATCGAAAATCACCACCCCAAATACAACCATATTTCTTTGCAAGCGCACGGATCATCGGCACTTTCTCGATTGGGAATGTTCCCACTTTGCCCAATGGATGTTTTGTCGCATTTAGATCGATCGCCGTACCGCTTGAATGATTGCTCAGATTTGTTGATGAACCCCTGATTTCACGGTAGCAATAGCCCCAATCGTCCAGCAATCCTTCATCAATCGGCTCGATCAGTTTGTGGAATTCAGCGGCTAAACCGACAAGCAATGGTGCAACGGCTTTGTTGCACGTCAATTTGACCTTTGTACCTGGAATCAAAAATGAATCAATATCGATTTCGGCACGGACTTTTGATGCCGTCCAGCCATTAGCCGATTGAGTCATTGCAACAATAAAGCCGCTTCGTCGGCTGTAATGCCTAAGCGTTCAAGCAGGGCTGATTTTGCTGACGCTTTTGCGTCTATATCTTTTTGACGTGCAATATCGGCGGCTTTGTCGGTTTTTAATTGTGCTAATTCAGCCGCAGTCGCGTCGCGTTCGGTAATCGTTTCAGGATTTGTCGTATAGTCGATTTCAGTGATTTTCATTTTGTCTCCTAGTTTTGGTATCCATAGACGCGAACTGTTCCTGTGAAGTTGTTTGATCCGTTGTACACGGTGAATCCATCAAATTGGGTTGAACCAGTTTGGCTGCCATAGGCATAAGCGTAAGAAGTTGCGGCATTTTCTTGAAAATATTTTGTTGGTCCTGCTGTTTGTGGATTCATAATAGTCATACGAACGCCGCCATTTTGTAATTGAAATGCGTAGTGCGCAGCCGTTGAGTCTGGGTTGTATTGCAAAGCTGAATTTGGGTTTTGATACCCTGCCGTTGTTGAATAGCCGCTAGTTGTGTCTGTACCGCTTAAACGATAACGAAAATAAGTCATAGCACTGTTGGAATTTTGAGTTAAATTACTCCAAATTATCAAATAATTTTCATACGTTGAAGTGAATACGCCATTGAGTGAAAGGGATGTACAAGCACTGAAAACCGTCTTTCCTGCTGATGTACTGGCGCTCGTTCCCGAAAACGCAATCGATGACGGACTTACCAAAGTCAATCCCGATGCTGATGCTGATGGTGTTGCCCACGATGGAATTCCACTGGCTACTGTTAAAACCTGACCAGTTGATCCGATCCCCAATCGAGTAACTGCGCTTGATCCAGTTGCATAAATAACGTCGCCAGCAGTTGTCACCGTTGATTTTGGAATTGCCGCATTTGCCGTTGTCTGCGCTGTACCTGCCGCGGTATTGGCTGTCGTTGCTAAGTCATAGGCAGATTTTGTCGCAGTTGGTGTTGATGCCAAAACTGATGATGTGGTTGATGTCGAATCTGAAAGTTGAACCGCACCTGATTGAGTTGTCGATGCTGATTGAATTCCGACTGTGATTGCACCTGATGTGCCGCCACCTGTAAGCGGTGATGTGGCTGTTACGCCAGTAATATCGCCTTGATCATTTGCGATCCAGGTGAAATCCATATCGGCGTTTGTAGCCTTTGAAAGAATTTGTCCGGTCGTGCCGCCTAATAGATCAGCCATCGATGATGCGACGGCTTGTCCAAAGACTTCAAAATCAGCAGGTAAATCCGTGACCAAATCTGTATTGGTCGGCATTTGCCAGTTGAATGGGGTGGTCGGGTTGCTCATATTTTCTCCTTATGCTACGACTAGCGCATTTTCCCACGTAAGTGTGTTTGTGATTGTGTTCCAGCGTTCCGACACGCTGACTTCTTCCCATTTTAGCGCCTGGATTGAATAAGCCAGTGGCGACAATAACGCCGTCACTGAAAGTGTGTTGTACCCTGCCTGGAATTGCCAGCCTTCAACGAATCCAAGATATTGACCAGCGGTCATATTGTCCGGTAAATCTGCGATACGCAATGGCATCCCCATAAATATGTTAATTATCGAATCTCGATCAATATCGTCCAATTCAGGATTGGTCAATTCAAAGCTGATCGACTGCATCATCGCCTGTGGAAATGCTCGCAGTGTTAAGTAAAACGCAGCCTGGGCAGATGCATCAGCGGCGTCGTGCAGTGTTGTCGTGATGATTTGACCCAAGCGACCAAATACCGCGATTGATGCCAAATTCTCATCCGATCTTTCACTGTTTGAATTTGCGCCATATTTGATGGTCACGTCATTTCGTACATCGCCTGATCGGGTTTGAATCTTGATTCCCTGAGCAAGCGCCTGAGCCGCCGAAACGTCGGTGTATCCATTCGCCGCCAGGTATTGCGTTCGATGTGTTGAATCTGCGTATGAAATCTGCCCCTGAGCATTTTCGTAAATGTAACCAAGCCCTGACGTCGCAAGTGATGAAACCAATGAATACACATCGATTGGATTGGCTGATCGAGCCGCCAAATCATAATTGCCAGGTGTATCAATCTCACCAAGTCCGACATTCTGAGCATTTGCCCACGTTTCCGTCGCTGGCGTGTAATTGCCCCACGTCAAAGCCCCTGGCACTTCCGACCAATTATTGATCAGCAAATCCGTCAATACTTCAAGAATCTGAGTGCCATCATTTGCACGTGCTAAATTTGTCAGCCAATTTGCTTTTGGTAGCCTTGAAAGCGCACCCAAAGCCACGATTGATATGACCTGATTGATTGCGATTGATCCACCTGTTGTCACGTCGATGGAAATGTCAGTGATCGACCCACCCCAAATCGGCACAAAAATACCGGACGAATCTTGAATTGCAATTCCGACTGAATCATTGATACTGATTTCAACCTGCGATTGAGTCACATTGTAAAGTTGCAGATTCAAATAACCTGCCTGGGCTTGCTCATAAATATTGGATCGACCACTGGTCGCCGTCAAATTGGCTAATACGTAATTTTCATAATTAACACCATTGATGGTGACATGCCAAATCGGATTCCAAAGCGTCATCAGAATACCAATGCGGCTGCGCCGTTTGTGCCTCGATAGTATGAATTGTTCAAAACGTTGATGATGCTTCGGGCTGTACCTTCGGGATCGATTGCGCCAGTGACGTTTAAATTGATGATGGTATTGCTGCCCAATTTATTGTTTGGCGTGATGAATCCATTGCTTGATGGCGTAAAGATTTCAGCACCATTTTCACCGACTAGGTATGACGTGCCACCCATTACTGAACCGCCAGCGGCTCGACCGCCGCCAAATACGTTGTCAATCACATTGCCAATTCCCTTGACCAAAGGATTCGACGCCACGATCGAAATCAGCGATCTGATTGCCCCCACCGCTGAATTGATAATATTGACCAGGTTTGCAAATAGTCCGATGACCACCCCAATGGCTTTTCCAATGACTGTTAGTGCTGCGCCTAATACATCACCGATGATTGGCGCAAGTGTGTTCAAAATGAATGATGCAATGTTTTTTATCAACGTGAAAAATGGCGCTAGTTTGTCGCTGTTTTTTTGAACGGCATCAGCAATGTATCCAAAAGCCTTTTGCAGTCCAGCCAAGATTGGCTGAAATGTGTCGATGATTCCTGGAATAAGAATGTCCGAAATGAATGACCACCACGCTTGAAATAGTGGGATCAAATAAGTTTGAAATACGTAAATTATATTGTCGATGTATGGTTGCAGTTTCGTGCCTACCGTCTCACCAAATGCGATGGCTGCTGGTATGACCTGCTCGACGATCAGCGTCACCATCGGTTGCAGCGCATCAAGTACATAAGCCCCGACGGTTTCCTTGCCTTCATCGATGCCTTGCTTTAATCGTGCCATTTTGCCAGCGAAAGTATCTGCCTGGATTGATGCTTGACCGCCAAATGTTTCAGCAAGTGTTTTGGTCAGCGTATCCATATCCATTGTTTTGAGTTGAGCCGCTGAAAGTCCGACGCCAAGTTTGGCAAGCGCACCGGTATTTCCTTCATAGGCTTTCCCCAAAGCATTTGAAACGGCTTCAAGTGATTTTCCTGATCCTGCCGCAATATCAATCGCCAGTGATTGCGCTTCCTGTGCTGTTTTCAAATCTCCAGTGGCTCGCGTCAATCTTTCAAAACTCGGACGCAAATCTTGATCGGTCAAGCCAAATAATAATTGTTGCTTTTGTATGTACGCCTCGGTTGCAGCAATTTGGGAATCCGTAGCGCCAGTGACATTGCGCAGGGTTGTCGCTAGTTTCGCCTGAGCCGCTTCATCCTCGATCGCTGATTTCACGCCATCGACCAGCAGTTTGCCAGCGTAAGCGGCGGCAGCGACGCCAGCAGCAATGAAAGCCGCTGATGCTATCTTGCCAAATTTGGTAATTTTGTCACCGAAAGATTGAACCTCAGTTGTACCTTGCGTCAGGCTTTTTTTCAGGTTGTCGATGTCACCTAATATCGCCAGTTTCAGCGTTCTTGAACCAGTGCCAGCCATCACCACTCCTTCGCAATTCTACTGAAAGCATTTTCCCATTCGTTGATGATATATGGCTGTTCGGCTCGCAGGGTTGGATAAATGAACCATCCGCGTGATCCGCGACCTTCTCGACCTGACCACACTGGAAATTGCTTGAATCTATTTGATCCGAATTCCGATCCACCCCAAAGATCACGGGTAGTTGCACCACCCGAATACTTTTGCGCAACGTAACCGAATGAAATTTCACCGACCTTGCTTGATTTGCTGACCTTTGATCCGTCAGCGATACGACTGGCGACTTTGCTTTGTTGCAGTGTGCCAGCCTTCGATTTAATTTTGCCCTGGAGATAATCAGCCAAAGCATTTGATACGCCTTTGGCTTCCTCGATTGCTTGATCATCCATCCCTTTGAAAGCACCGATGATTTTGCGTAAATCGGCTTTGTCATAAGCGATCGCATCCTCAGCCATTGCGTTTCTCCAAAATCTCGATTGCGGTCAAAATATCCTCTGCGGATGTCCATTCACTGATCGGAATATGCGTGGCAATCGCCAGTTCGACAATTAGTCGGCTGAGACTGCCTCGCTGATGGCTTTTGGGTTTAAGTCTCCCAATGTTACGTCGGCGACTGTTTCTGTCCACACTTCATACGGCTTGACTGGCTGCCCTGCGGCTGCTCGCTTCATTGCATTATATGCAAGAAATAGCAGATCGCTGATGCCGATTTCATTTGCCTGTTGAATTGTTTTGCCTGTTTTGTTTTCCCATTTGCACCATTCAGGTGGTGCAGCCACGTAGGTGGCTACATCACCGGACTGATATTCGATTGTGATTGCTGTTTTCATACTCCCGATCTCCCTTGTTTAATCTAGTACTGGCGTGGTCACGCAAGTGAATGAAAGTGATGCTGTTAAAGCGTCAGGTGCAGTTCCACCTAATTGTGGGAATATTGGTTGAACGCTGAACGCATAAACTACGTCGTGGACTGTCAAAAGTACTGGCAGCGCATCGTTCGGTGTAGTTGCAGCGGCGTTCCAAAGTGCTTCACACAATGATCCAGCAGCGCCGAAATCTTGCAGCATCTCTACTGCGAAAGTTCCCTGTGTATCTGTTGTGTAGTACGCCTTGCCGTCAAGTGTCTGATATGTGTTGATCGTTGAATCGATCGTCAGTGTTGCGGATGTGGCTTGCGCATCAAATACATCACCATCGATGGTGAATGTGATCTGTCTGCCCGTGATGATGTTTGTTGGCATTTTTTCTCCTATGTATTGATTTGGGTGTAATAAGTCGAAACACTGAGATCAGCAACTAGCAGATTCGATGCACCGACTGAAACTATTGACGGACGTTGAACGTCACCGACGACGTACCCTGAGGGCATAGCCCCCAAAATGCTGATGATTAGGGCTTCAAGTTGATCCAAAGCGCCTGAGTTGCTGTTATTTGCCACGGCAGCCGTGACGACAAAATTGACTTTGACTTTCGTGACCGCACCGTTGATCAGTACGCTTTCAAGCCAGGGTGAATCGGGAATGATTACGCAAGCAGGTGGGATCACTGCTTCGGGTGCTACGGGATAAACGGATGCAGCAACGCCAGCAAGTGCAGTCGCCAAATCATTGCGTACATCCAAAAGTGTTGTCATTGGCATATTGAATCCACATCGTAAAACGCTGAGATCAATCCAATGACACGATTTTGGAGACTGCGCCCCATTCGATATGGAGTCGGTGCAAAATCTACGCCTTCAATTTGTCCACCTGGCGCTGTGATGCTTTGAAAAATCTCTACTGAAACAATCAGAATTGCTTTGTTGATTGCTGGCACATTTGCATATATTTCCGCTGCTGAGCCGCCATCGAGTGTGATCGTTCCCGCTGGAATTACCGGAGTCAAAATTCGATCGGCTTCATTTACTGTTGCAGTGACCTGAAAGGGTCTGACGGAATGATCACTGACTGTATATGGTCCATCGAGTCCGTTGCCTATTCCAGCGAGTACGACCTGTTGCCCCTGGACGAAATAATTTGGACGCAATGTGTCGATGTATAAAACGTCATCGGCAATGCGTGTTGAAACTACTGCGCTTTGATACTGAGTGAGCATCGGCAGGATTGTGATCTCAGCTGAATCAATAATTGAATCAAGATATTCGTCAGAAAAAAGGGATTCGGAAACACCAAGCACCTGACGCAATTCATCTGCGGTGACAATGTTTGGCATTTCCGATCCTCTCGTCTGCTCGGCTAGTTCGGGAGTGACCTAGCCGATGATTGATTTTTAGACTGTGTACGCGTAAGCGCCAAGTCCGATTTTCTTTGCTGTTGCGCCATAACCGTACATAAGAATTCCGATTGAACCATCTGAAATGATGTTCGTGCGGAGTTCTAGGCGTGGTGATTCGTACCAGGTGTAAGCGTCACGCTGAATGACGTACATTGAGTTGTCGCCTGTACCTGATAGGGCTGTATCGACCCAAAGATCGATTCCATTTACTGAACCGCGTAGTGAACGTGGCTGAGCATTACCAGCAGCGTTTTGTGGCTGCAATGCGTTGTAGATCGGACGACCATCAACGTTGAATGACATAATGCGACCCCACATTTGTGGAGATACAACGATTGCATCAGCAAATTTAAAAGTATTTGCATAAACGTTCACTGCACCTGCTGAAACCCAAGCAAGCAATTCAGCCGCAGTGATGTTGTCACCGTAACCTGATGCTGGATTTGCAGCGCCAGCGACGATGATTGATGAGTTATACGCGTTGGTTGCACGTGCATATTGTGATGAAAGATTTGAGATCAGTTCGGTGAAAAATAGCGGATCGCTGCGATCTGCTAATTCAACGGACATAACCTGTGAACCCTTGAACGATTTCACGTCCACGTTGATGAATTCGGATTCCATAATTACCGGAGTGACGGCATCGAGTTCATCGACTACTGAAACGTTTGGCAGTTGGGTAATCTTTGGGATTTGGAAAACAAGTCCTGCGCCAGGCAATGTTCCATTTGAAATGGAATCGATGCTGGCTCTGACGTCGTTTGCAAGTCCATTGACGACCTCACGCAGTTGGCGTGTTGGGATCAATCCTGGATTGTCTGTTGATGCTGTTGCTGCTGCGATGTATGCACGTGATGTTTCTGATCCACGGGCTGCTGCAACCTGATGCATCAAAAATGTTTCAGGTGATACGACTGGGTTGCGTGATGCGATGAAATTGACTGGCTTTGCTGCTGATGATGCTTGCACTGCTTCTGCCGCTTCTACCGTCTCGGCGGTAGTTGGCTCTGTGACGGTGTTTTCCACGGCGTCTCCTTCTGTTGATGGTGTGGGTGTTGCTTCCTCGACATCAGGTGATGACTCGGAATTTTCTGGTGCGGTATTCGCTGCGACATTTGATACACGTGCTGAATCAAATGCAGGATTATGCGTCAAAGCGACACCGACCAAATCTGCTTTATTGACGACCATTGTGCCGTCCTCGTTGTATCCAAAATCGATTGCGTTTGCTTCAACGCTAAATCCATCACGGAGTCCGTCCATTGCTTCCTGAATCGCATCTGATCCAGCAGTGGTTTTTGAAATCTTGAATGTTGCATTGATTGATTTTCCATCAGGTGAAAGTTCCATCGCCAAAGTTTTGCCGATTGGACGTGCTGAATCGTGTTCAAGATTCAATTTCACATTTGCTGGAGTAATCGATCCTGATTTGAATAGGACTTTGCCTGTTGATGCTTTGGCAGCCGTATCAAATGCAACGATTTGTCCGGTAATGGTACGTGCCTCAGAATCAGCGGCAGTGATTGTGAATGGTGTATTTACCTTCATTTGATCATTTCCTCTGCTTGTCGGATTTCATCGATTGTGATTGCTGGATTGCCCTCGGCATCCACGATCGAATTCAGTATTTTGTAAATATTGGCACGTTCAAGATCGCTGCCTCGTAAGTAATCAGATAAATCGTATTTGACCTCTTGCGTTGATGGAATGAAATCGGGCATCGAAAGTCTTTCGGTCACGCTTGTCATCAGCGGAATAAGTGAAAAATCCAGCAGGGTTTGGCGCTGTGTAGTTGCGTTGCTGTAAGTCATCGATGATCCAGTTTCGGCATCGACGTAATATGCAGGGATTCCGCAAGCACGTGCCACCTCGGTGGCAATGTATGAACGGGCAGCCGCCAGTTGTAATTTCTCAGGGTCGAATCCGACTGTTTCCAAAGTAACGTCAGCATTTAGAAACGCAGTGCCACGATTGCGTCGGGCTGTTGCCCACGAATCAAGCAATTTGGCAATTCTGTCAGCAGGTAAAGCCGTGCCGTTGGATTTCAACACCATTGATGGAATTGGCTCACGTGCGTACATCGCAGCGGCACGTTCTAGTTCCGCACCCGTGCGGATTGTTCGACCTGCTCGATTCAGGACGCCTTCATCGTTTCCATTGAATACGACAAGTGATCCAATACCGGAATTCGGTACTGGCGATCCATCAACCATATAATATTCAATTTCAGTGGCAAGTGAATTTGTTTGAATCGTCACGCGAGTAGGTGAAACGCGTTGCACACTGCGCACACGGAATGTGTCTGCAAATAATTCTGTGATCTGCCAATATCCATACCCGTAAAGCAGAATGTCCTCTAGTGTCCACACGTAAGTCGCTGATCCTGGCACACGTGGATCAGGTGTACGAATTACACGTGGCAGTGCTTCCTCGATTTCCATTCCAGTGGATCGATCAATTACTTCGAGTCCGATACTGGCGATCGATGAGCAGATGATATTTCTTGCCCTGGCTGCCGTCGGTATCGACATAAATTCCTCACGGGTCGCAGTATTTGCGCCGCCGAAAAATGGAGTGAGTGAATCAAGCGATGTGACTGGACCAAGTTGCGCAGATACGTCAGGTGATTGCGGTGTTGCCACCGTTTGAACCTCACGCGTTGCAAATATGTCACGAATTCCCATTTGCAAATTTTCTCAGTGCTTTACCATCAACCCACCATAATGTCGGTTTCCGTCTCTGGGCGTGTCGCAAAGTGTGTGGCGAGCGCCGATGCCACGGCAGCGCACACGGCGGTTTGGCTGGCACGGCGTCCAATAACCCATCCCCCATCGCCTCGACGTAGTTGAACCGCTGAAAGCATTTGGGCAGTGAGTTCGGGTTGATTTGTATGACGCAACCTGCCGCTATTGATAGCCCCTAGCAATTCGTCACATGATTGTGGATATGACGCGTCCATATCGTAGATCGGGATTCCTGCTGGCTGTAATCGAGCAGCTACCGCACCGCTAGTTTTGCGGCTGTATAGCAAATGTTCGATTGGATACTTGCGGCAGTAAAATGCGGCGTCATTGGCGATTGCTCGATCATCGAGTTGCCTTTCATTTTCCCACGTATGCAAAAGTTTCAAGATAAATCGTTCATCGCCTAGTTTCTGCGCCCCCACCAATGCGCAATGTTTTCTGTCCGGTGAAATATCCAAAGCCAGCCAGGTAAGTTTTTCAGGATCGAGATCAACCTCAGGATCGGCACATCCATCCCACGCGGCTTGACTGATAACGCTGCTGATTGTTTGAACCCACCTGCAAAGCACCTCGGTTTGTACAACTTCGGGTGGGTCTTTCAAAACGCTGCGAATATTGTCGATATGGATCGTGTGACCCAATGCAGGATTTGCCATTGCAAAGTTTTCGTCCGTCAAAGCGTCGGATGCACCTGACCATTCAAAATATCCAATGTCATCAACCACACCCGACGCAGCGGCGATTCCCCGTTCGCGTAGCAAATTTAGCACTTTTGAATGTTGATCACCTGCGTTCGAATAAGTCATCACCATAGGATTTTTCGCCGCTAAAAGGGTATAACGTAAACTGGCAAAAGATTCCAGTTCGTGCATTTCACGCAATTCATCCAGGTGAACGGTTTCAGGTTTCGAAATACCGCGAGCCGCTGAACCGCCAGCCTTGATGATGAATCGATTGATGCCCGTCGATCCCTGGACTTCGATTTCCTCACTACCGTGCGACCATCGAATTCGCTTCACACGTTTGGCAAGATCATCCGATGACTCGATCAGATTGACCAGCGCACGAAATTGTTCAAGCGATGTAGCCAATCGGTGAGCCGATGCAACCTGCAACGATTCATCCCAATGAAATAATCCCATCAAAATCCTGGAAAGCATCAAAGTAGATTTACCGGACTGCCTGGCTACAACAATGCAATTCAGTGGCGTTGCCCATCGACCGTCGGGCTTGACTTTGTGGGCGTGAATGGCGACGTACTTTTGCCACGGCATAAAGCCATCGGGAAAGATCGTGTCAGCAAAATCGATCAATTCCTGCCCCCTGGACGGCAAATCATTCAGTGGCGTATGGATTCTAGGCGTCGGGCTGCCAAGTATGTGGGCTGATGACGGCTGCAAAACCTGTTCCAGCCGATCTGAGCCTGTTTCGACCTGCTGATGACTATCTATGACCTGTACCGCCTTGATCATGGCTAATTGACACGTTTTCGGGGATATAA